ATGATCCTCCCCACAAAAAACATCACCCCTGACCGGGCCCTGCTAACGCTTGCAGGTAGGATATTCGATGGATTGGGTGTTCCACGAACGATCTCGGGAATTTGGGACGAGTTTAGGTTGCAACAACAGTCCAGTCCGATTGCTTACAGTTGGTTCATTCTGGCCATCGATCTGCTCTATCTTATGCAACTGGTCCAGTTAGGCGACGACGGGCTGCTTCGGCGTAAGCGGGCGGTGCGCTAGATGCTACATCGTCTCTCGTCGGATAGGGCACAATTCAAGACATTAGCGTTTAAGCCAGGGCTCAACATTATTTTGGCTTCGCGGCACGAAGGTTCAGATTCGTCTGCAAAGCGAAGGAGTAGAAACGGTGCTGGTAAATCCAGTGTCTTAGATATTGTTCATTTCCTTCTAGGGGGACAAACCGAAGGAGCGCTCAAATCATCCGTAGTCAAGGACTGGAATTTTACACTGGAACTTGACGTCGGACCTGAGCGACTTGCCGTCACAAGGAGGGCTTCGGATGCAACGCAGGTGGCGATCGCTGGGTCCTCAATCCTTCAATCACGCATCACCAATTCGCTTTGGTGCAAGCACCTAGGAGAGGCTTGGTTTGGCTGGACGGGCAAGAAAGGCGCCGGAGGGACCTCGTATCGACAGCTGATTAGCTTTTTCGCGCGCCGCAAGCGCGATGGTGGGTTGGAAGATCCCATTCGAACATTTCGCTCTCAAACTAGCGCATCGTCTGAGACAACGTTGGCAGAACTGTTCGGCTTAGATACTGAACTTGTGCGTCAGTTGCACTATAGCAAGGCCGCGATCAAAAAACTGAAGACTGCGCAGAGGGCATTGGCGGATCTTGACAAGGCCGCCGCGCCTGGGACGAAACAGGCTGATCTTGAAGCTCAGCTGGAAGCGCAGATTGCAGCGGTAAAACTGGGACGGGATCGCCTGAACACGCGAATCGAATCTTTCAATGTTCTGCCGGCTTTTCGCGAGTTGGAAACAGAGCTGGTCATACTTAACCAACGATTTCGCGACCTTTCTGATGATGACATTCTTGATGCTGAGTCAATCGACGTCAATATAAGATCACTTGAATCGGAGTCGCTATCTGAGCTGCCAGATCTAACGAGACTATTTGCGGAGGCGGAGATAATATTTCCAGATCTTGTTGGAGGTCGATATGCGGAGGTCCGACGCTTTCACGAGCAGCTCGTAGCAAACCGCAAGTCACATCTTCAAACTGAGATTTCATCAGCTCGCCGCAGAATCGACGAGCGTGAACCCCTCAGGGAGGCCGTTGAAGAACGTCGCCGTGACATCACTAAAGCCCTGAGAGCGAGTGGTCCAGCGGATCAGTTGTTACAATTGCGCGACGAACTCTCTGATCGTGAAGGAGAGCTGCGTCAGCTAAAGGGGCGCCTCGAGGATGCAAGAAAACTCGAAGTGAGCATAGAACAGACTGAAGCCGATCTCGATGACGCAATCCGAGCGCTCCGTCAGGACCGACGCGAGCGATCGGCCATTGTCGAACTGGCGAGTACGACCTTTTCGCAAATTTCAGAGAGCCTTTACGAACAGCCGGGCTCACTTGCGATCTCCGCTACAGATGACGGGCTGCGCTTTTTACCGAGTACGCCATTCGACCAGAGCGCGGGCGTAATGAGTATGGAGATATTTTGCTTCGATTTAACGATAGCATTGCTGGCACAGCGTCGAGGAATTGGGCCAGGCTTCTTACTGCACGATAGCCACCTTTTCGAGCCTGTTGATGGTCGGCAATTTGCCAAGTCGTTGCAGATTGCAGCGCAGATTTCAGCGGAAACGGAGATCCAATACATCGCACTGTTAAATTCGGATGAGCTTGATAGGGCTCAACGAGAATCTGGAGCAGATTTCAGCGATTTTGTACTAGAAACCGAACTTTCTGACTTACCTGGTGGAGGGCTATTCGGCGCGCGTTTCGATTAGCTTTGAGATGACAGCATTGCAATTGGAGTCATTGATGACCTTATCTCTGCTGGGACCGTTCTCGCTGTAGTTCTCTGAAGGCTTTGAACAGTGGATGCATATCAAGCAGGCCCATCCCTCGCGCTGAGAAAGGAAGGTGGGCCATCATGCGAGCCGCGCATAGAGCCTCAATCGCCAGTATATCGCCCCACAAATTCCGGATATCGCTGTCGGTCATCGGACGCATCGCGCCGTGTCCCGTCGCATGCCGCGCTTTGTAAGCACCCGCCAACATCTCGACGCTCACTTCGTCAAAAAACTTACGCTCAAGCCATTCGTTCGCGTCGGCTATAAGCCGCAGAAACTTTACTTTTTTCGGTTCACCCCTGATGCCGCTTAAGCGTGATCTTATCCACGCGACATAGTCGTCCAGTCCGCGTTCCTGGGCTTCTAATACAGCGGCTTCGATGACGCCGCTCATTCCTTCTGGCGCGGCAGTTTCAGCTCCTGATGTGCGTTCAAGCAGTTCATACCATCGGCACGCATCGAGCGCCCTTTCCGCAGACACGCTGGTAAGCTTCGTTTGTGCGCGACGCATCAATCCGGCACAGTCCTTCCAAATCTCCTCTTTTTCAAACCAGGCCAATATCACGGCTCGCATGGCGTCACGTTCCACGGGGTCATCCGCGGAGATCGGCGTATGCCTGATTTCTTTCGAGGCGGGGGGGCGGTGCTTATCGAACATGCCAACGGAGAGCACGCGGTGCGAGTAACTCCGCTCTTCCGCTCCGATCAGTCTCATTGAGATGGCTATGCTTTCAACATTTCGCCAACTCAGTAAGGAAAACAGGCTCTCCAGAAACCAGACTTTTTTCAAGCAGTCTGTCGGATCCAATCCTTCGTGAAACTCAATCAAAAAGCCTGGCTCAACCGGGTTCCATTTTCCTCTGATCCGATCCCTATCCAGCGAAAAGGTGAGGCTCAATTTGCCTCCTGGAATGGACATCTCAAATATCGTTCGCTCAGGGGACGAATCTTCTGCTGTCTCAGCAATTGAGGTGGCCTTGTCTTTCGACCACAAGAAATCGCAGTCAGGTTGCAAGCGAAAAAACACTGACCGAGCAAAGTTATCGTCAATCCACGCGGTTTCACCGGCGAGCGCGAGATTTGAGACAACGCGCTGACGGTAAACGAAACCAACATCACCTCGACGCCAAGATGGTATCGAAGGGCTGAAGTCTACATTGTTAAAAAGCGAAACGACCCAACCCTTCGCCGTATGGAGATGGATGACGTCCTCAACCTCTATCGAGGGAGTTTTCTCAAAACTGATAAATTCGACCCAGATGCGATCATCTTCGATGTGAAGAATACCAGATTGTCCGGTTTTCTGCTCCCGACAAGCGATCACGTCGCCAGATTGGATCTCATCCATCAATTTGTCCTAGGCGGTCTCAAGCCGTCTCAGCCCACTGTCTGCTTCAGCGGGCACTCTTTCGTTCGTGAGCCTTGATGGCATCCAACATTGGCTTAAGGCGCTCCATAATCTGCTTATCACGTAAAGGATCGCGTGGCGCCTTGGGCTGGTTCGCGCCTTCCCGCCATCTTGGGATAATCTGGTCATAGGCTTTGGTAATGGCGTTATCCATGTGAACCGGAGGATAGTCAGCGTATGTCATGCTGCCTTGAGACCGTTCCTTCTCAGAAAGGCCATCGTAGTGATCAGCCATCTGACACAGAGCTGCCTTCAAATCGTCTCTCCATATGAAAACTTGGTTATCACGCGCGAAGACGGGGAAGAGTTCCGAGTGAATTTTATCGCCGCTAGCAAAAATTCGCGTGAACGGAAGGTATTTGAAATAGTCGATGTCAATTCGATTGGTAGCGCGTGTTGACACCACGTGATGTGCCACCGCTAGATAGAAGAACAGCTCGAGTTTAGCGATGTATGCGGTGTAGGGGACAAATTCACTCGCCGGCGGCCGCCGTCGTGTTTTCCACTTGGAGACCACTTGCTTGCGCCAAGTATCGGGAATTCCCAATAGTTCCATCCAGAGCAGGAGGTTCGCGTGATTTTGGTTGGGCTTGAAAAGAATGTTATTGACGAGTTCCGAAACAGCAGCAGGGGTAATAATGGTCTTGACGCGGAGGTGCTTGGTCGAGTGAATGACCTTTTCGAGCTGGATATTATTTAAATCCTGACGCCAAACTTTCGAAAAGGCCTCTTCCATACCTTTAAAATCGCCGACGCTCCAACGATCAACTACATGTTGCATCGGTGTTTGATCGACGTAAATGCCGTATCCGCCACGAGGATCCATAATCCGCTGAGCGTTTTCGAGAACAGGACGGCCATCCAATGGGAAGCTCGCCCCATGCAGTTCAGCGGTCAAAAGCCCATGCGCTTCTGCGTTTAGATCGATAAAGGCTGCTTCAATCTTCGACGATAGCATTCGCACATCGCCGATCCCGGTCCCCGTACTTAGTTTTTTCCGGTCAGTTTTATTTAGATCGCCAAGGATCTCGGCGAACAGAATAGGCGGCATGTTTACGCGGAAGTGGTGGAACAGCCACTTTGACTCGCGTCCAGTCAAACTCTGTAGGACCGACTTGTCGATGATGATGGAAAAGTGGTTGGGCAAGACTTGTCCTTGAGGTCCTTAAGGGAACGGCTGTCCATTGACTACAATAGGATCAGGGTAAGTTCTGATGTTACCGGTGTCACTGTCCACGAGATACTCCTCCGGACACGGGAATGCGAAAGCACGGTGTGCAGCCATTTACTAGTTCCCCCTCAAGAGTGAACGACCCTTTCGTCTGGCTGCATCCGCCTGCCGCACTGCTGTCAAATCAACTGGTTGATAAGTCTTGTGCAACGCGTTCGAAGTCGAGATCGTGTTGCCCATCTTGGCCGAAAGGGTAGCGGGATCGGCGCCGCCGATGTTTGCTTCGATCGCCCCAGACCGCCGCATGTCGGCCAATGTCCGACGATCACCTGGAAAGCAGGTTTCCCGGACTACTGCGAAATCATCTGGCATCGTGAAGCGAGAATAGGGCGCGCCTGAACGATTGCGGAGGATGGTGCCGACCTCGGCGGGGTATTTCGCCAAATAGGCATCGAGCAACGCGAGCGTGCGCCGGCCCATGGTGCCGATCACGTCGCGGCCAGACTTTGCACGTGCAAGGTCGAAGTGGCGACTGGCCTTTGCGCCATTTAAATCTGCCATCGTCAGGCGTCTAAGATCCACCGGTGAGAACTGCGTGTCCCAGGCGAGGGCGATTGCGACGGCCATGCCGTGGTAGCCCAACCGCCAGGCGCGCTTGGCAAGCCAGACAGCTTCCCAGTGGCGCCACGATGCCTTCCGGGGCGCGGGCGCGACGTTGCGGATGCCGAGCGATGGATCGTTCTTGCCGCCGCAGATATTGAAGGCCGCGCAGATCCGCCAGAGAGCACGCCAGATCTTGATGGTGCGATGCGCCTCGCGCAGCGACACGTTGTTCATGATCAGGCGCCGAAACTGCGACAGCGTCTCAAGCGAGATTTCGGGGCTCGTCGGCGATAGATCGCCGAACACCGGCTCGATCCTCGCCCATGCCCGTTCCCACTCTTCGCGCGTCCGTGGCTTCTTCGCTGTCCATTCGTCGGTCCGACGGTAGCGGTCGAAGGCATCGCCGATCGAGTTTGCTGGCCACCTCGGCTGTGCGTCCTGCGCGCGGCCCTGCCGGTGGCGCTGCCAGCGCTCGTTCCAGTCCTGGGCGATTTTCCAGGCAGCCGGCCCGTCGGGACCGCAGCGGATGATGGTGAAGCCGGCGGCCTTCATCGTAGGCGTCGGCTGCCAGTAGCCGCGACCCTTCTTCACCGAATAGTAAGGGATCTTGATCTTACCCACCCATTCGCTCCAGCCTGGCTCTCACAAGGCCAGAATCCTGCGCATGGGCCTCGACCGGTGGCAAGCCCCTGCGATGGCGACGCGCACGCCATTCGTCGATCGCGTCCAGATCAAAGTTGCCCGTATCAGGGTCAGAGGGAGGGAAGCCACGCGAGAGTAATCGGGGCAGGAGCTGTTCGAATTGCTCCAGCTCGAGCCCCAGTCGGCGCGCTGCCTTTTCCGGCGGCACATCGCGTGGATCGACCAGAAACCTGATACCCATGTTGGCCTCCTATACAAGCTGGCCGCGCCGGTCGGCGCTGCCGCAAGTAGGGCAGGTGTGGGTGTAGGACTCGGATTTCGCGCCGCCGGCGATGCGCGGCGGCTTGCCGAAGAGGTCGCTCGTGTCGCGATCGTGGCCGGCGGCGCCTGCGGCCGGGATTTTCCGGACGATCCAACCCGCTGCTTTGGCATCGGCGACCATCACGCGGAAGTCTTCCTCAGCGTAGGTGTTGGGATAGGCTGCGGGGCAGTCATCGCAGGTGATCTGCATGCGCTTGTCGTGGCGGGTGATGCTCATGCCGCGCGTCTCCATGCTTCGAATCGGGCTCGCAGATCGCGCCAGCGGGCGGCCGCGGCTTCGTCAGTGTTCAGGTGTTTGCGGCTGGTGATGGAGAGCGCCCAGCGCAGAAGCTCGGCGGCTGCTCCGGCGTTGGGGCAGGGCTTCTCCATCAGCTCGGACAGGAATTGCTGGAAGGCGGCTTCGCTGCACTTCATCGACGCGTCGGCGGCGTAGTTTCGGTGCCGATTGTCGTCTGGCCGCGGCTCGGGTGCCGCGTGCGCGTTCGGGCTGGTATCGCGATGCGCGTGAAGGTCCGCCGGCGGGGTCAATGATTGACCTGCCAATTCAAGCGTGTTGCGATACCAACCAATCTCTCGCTCGAGCCGCTTGATGCGGTCGGCGGCCCGCCTGACGAGTCCGACGAGAAACCATATGTCATCATGGGCACGGGCAAGGAACTCGGCAAGGCCGTGGCCGACGTGCTGGTCTAGAACGGCTATGCGGCCACTCTCGCGGGTCGTTGGATCCACGCCTTCCAAGGACAGGCTGCGGTCTTTCTCGACGACAAGGGTGAGAGCGCAGCCGTCGCCCATGCGGGCTTCGATGGCTCGTAGCCGTCGCGCGTCCGAAGTTTTCCCCTGCACAGTCCGGGTGCTTTGCACTTGATGGTTGCTCAACACCTTTGGAACTCCACCGAATCATGCGCAGATTGGCGGCCCGGAACCGAGTAGGAGCTCGGAGCCGGGCCTAGCATCCCCAGGTGAAGCAACCACGAGGAGACGATCGAAATGGCAAAAACTCCGGGAAACCGCGGCTCTGGCGACAAAGGGGCCAATGTGCCCAAACCGTCCGTCGGCAATAGCGGCGTCAAAAGCGATGTGACGCGCTCCCATGGGAACCAGCCCCCTCCGAAACCAACGAAGAAATGACGAAGATGAGCCAAGCGGTTGATGCTGTACCGGACATGACAGACGAAGCATTCCAGTTGCGACACACAGCGCTGCGAAATGCCAACTATCATCTTGCACGGCGCCGCTGGCTCGAAGGCGTATCCCGCTGTTTCAATCTTCTTGTCATTCTTGGCGGCACGGGAACGGCCGCTGAAGTGGTGCGGGGGAGCGATTTCGGCGCATTGCTTCTCGGTGCCACCATCGCCCTGATCGGCGCGCTGCAGCTCGTGTTCGACTTCTCCGGAAGGGCGCGCCTCCACGAAACTCTGCAACGCCGATACTTCGAGCTCATGGCCGACATCGAATGTGCGTTGGATCCGCAACAGGCCGATTGTGCCAACTGGCGAGCAAAACTCACGCGTATCGCCGGCGATGAGCCGCCTGTGATGCGAGCGCTCGATGCGGTGGCTGATAATCAAGCGACCGGTGCCTTGCTCGGAGCAACAAAGCCTCGGCTGCAAATCTCGCGTTGGGAGCACTTCTCCCGAAACTTTTGCGCGCATGAGAATAAGACCTTCCCCACAAATCGCGATTGGGAAACTGATTAGACGCGGCGCTCCAGCTCGTAGGCGCGCGCGTCCATGATTGTCTGCTGCGTGAGCTGGCCCATCGCGAAGCCGATCGCGAAGATGGCGCCGACAAGGATCGTGACGAGGACGGCGTCGGTGATGCTCTTGGTCTGCATCGCGGCCAGCTGCTTGCCCTCTTCGGTCGGCACGACCATGGGCGGAAGCGCCTCGTCATTGGCCGGGCGGCGAACAGGATGCTCGATGTCGCCGAGGCAGGCGTCGACTAGAGAAAAGCTTGTGCTGGGGAAGCGCGCCTTCATCGCACGACACTCCGCACGGAAGCGCGTCGCGCTATAGCTTTCGCGTCGTTCTCGAAGCGGGCGATCAGCGCGACCGAGCAGTTTTCAAAACCAGCCAGCGTCTCACGAGTCACCGTGATGCCAGAAGCATCAAGCAGCCTCATGCGATCGGCAAGGCGGTGCGTGATGCCCTTCTTGATCGCTGCCATGCAGCGCTTTTGGCCGCACGACTGGCGAGGAGTTCGGCCCTGCGGCTGTGCAGCTGGGCGATACTGATTACGGATCATCGCAGTCTCCTGAAACGAGGAGACCGCGCGGCTTACCTTGGGAGGAGAGCGAGGGGCCGCGCGGCCGTTCCGCAGGGAGGGGAACGGGCGGACAATAATGGGCAATTTCCCATTTTGTCAATGGGCAAAAACCCATTTTACAAGAATGCGGCCTCGCCCATAAGGCGCGATGGCGAATCAGCCCCAAGTAATTTGATGGTCTGGCGTGGATTATTCTCGGGTGACAGCAAAGACGACGCGACCGATGATCGTGACGACGTCCTCGGTGTCCGTGCCGTCATTCACCGAGATGGGCGCCTGGAAGCGAGGATCTTCCGACTCCGGCATCAGCCACAGATTGCCGTCGGCATCAGCCTGGAGCAGCTTCACGGTGTGCTCTGCTTCGCCGCCTGGTCGCTTTCTCTCAACGACATAACGCTTGCCCGGAATAGGCTCTTCATGAGCTTCGATGACGCTATTGAAGACGATAACTGTCTTCTCGGCATAGCGCCGATTCATCGATGGCCCGCGGGTCTCGGCGGCGTAAAGCCTCAGATTCCGCAATTCAGGAAGATCTGGCACCATGACCGCATAGCGATCTGTCTCTTCCCATTCCCAGCTCTCGGCAAAATGGCCTGCTTGCACGTGAGCGGCAACTTCCACACGGCGAAGGCCCGGCTCAAATGCCGTTCCCTCTTCGCCTAACAGGTAGGAGACCGGGCGATCCACAATTTTCGCAAGAGCTAAAAAATTCTCGATCGACGGCGCCCGATCGCGTTGAAGTAGATCGCGCACAAATGTTTCGCCCCGACCGGCAGCCAGCGACGCCTGTTTCATGTTCAACCCCTTGGCATCAAGGGCTGCGCGTACGCGTTTTTTCCATTCAGCTTCCATGCTTGGGATATATCCCAACGATGTGCGGTTGATCACTTGGGTTATAGCCCATTGACAAATGGGTTTTTGCCCATCAAGTTCTGCGGCCATGATCAGCGTCCAGTCGATAATCGAGAGCATTGAGCGCCACTGTCGTGAGACTGGCGTCGCGGAAACCACCTTTGGAAAGAAGGTGGTGAACGATGGAAAACTGCTGTCTCGCCTTCGTCGCGGGAAGTCGATCAGCATCGACACATACAATCGAATTTGCGCTGAGATCGAAAACTCGACCAGCGAGGTTGCCGAATGAGCCTCCTTCGTTTCCACAGCGTGGGGAAGTGGTCATCCCATCTGGTTCATACCCAGAAGATCGTCGGTTCGAATCCGGCCGCTGCAACCAGCTTTGCGTCTGCATCTGCACCCCCTTCGTTGCGCGGCCCCTGATGGCGTTCGCGTGAGCTGAATTCACCATTTGCCGAACAATCCCACCACGGGATTTCACGCCGGATAATCCCGGCGCGGGATTTCGTGTGCCTAGACGAGGGCACATCATGAGCGAACTGACGAAAGCGCCGTTCTCCGATGCCTGGTTCCACCGGCTGAAGGCGGCACAGCGCGACCTGATCAAGCGTTGCGGCGGGATCGACCGCGCTTCCGAGGTGACATCGGTCTCGCGCAGCCAGGTCGGCCGCTGGAACAATGCCGGCGATCCGGACCTGGTGACCATCCCAGCGTTGCTGATGCTTGAAGCTGAATGCGGGCAACCGCTGATCACTTCCGTGCTCGCGGGCATTGGCGGGCGGCGGCTGGCCGACCCCGACGAGCTGGACGCTGGCGGCGCAAGCTCCTGCGCGCTTTCCGCCCACGCCGAAACGATTTCGCGGGCAGGGGAGCTGATGCAGGTCGGTGCGCGTGCTCTCGCCGACGGCAAGCTGACGCCGGCGGAAGCGACCGAAATGGACCGCGCCGCCGCATCAATGGAAAACAGCGTGGCGGATCTGCGCACGGTGCTTTCTCGCGCCAAAGTGCTGCGCGTCGTGGGTGACGAGCGATGAGCGCGGCCCGGATCAATCAGCGGCGGCCGGGGCTCTACAGGCGTCCGCCTGTCGACCGGCCGTTGGACGACGCCGCGCGGCTGGATGTCGAGGCCGGTTCTTCAGCCCTTTCGCCGCTGGATCGTCATGTCGACACGATCGATTTCGCCAGCCGCTTCTGCGCGGTCAATCCTGTCGCCGACCGGTTGCCCGGCGGCCTCTTCATCGGAGGCTGTGCGAGCAATGGTTGATTGGACCAGCAGCATGGCGGAAACCGCCAGAGATCTGCGCCGCGAGGGTATGAGCTGCGGGCTCATCGCGCAACGCCTTGGAGTGAGCCGCAACGCCGTGATCGGCAAGCTCAACCGCATGGGTGTGCCTTCGCCGCGCGAGCCCGGTGGCCATGGCGGACCGGGCACCCGTATCCAGCTCGGCAAGCGTGAGGCGCCCGAAACGCCGCGCGGTCCGAAGGCCGTCAAGCTGAAGGATGATCTGGCGCCTGCCGTCAAGGCGTCGGCAGCCGGCCTGGATGCCGAACGGCTGGCGAAGGACATCAGCCTTGCGCAGTTGGGAGGCTTTGCCTGCCACTTCCCGGTGAGCGGTCATCAGGTGGCTGCCGATGAACATCGGTTCTGCGGCCTGCCAGTGGCGGACCGCGACGCCGGCGAGCTGAAGCTCAACCGTCCATACTGCGCTCACCATGCTGCCCGGGCTCGGGCACGCGACGGACAAGCGGGGGCGTAACGATGGCTGCGCCCTTTCAGAATATGGTCGGTGTGCAGGTGAGCGTGACGGCGCGGGCAAAGGCCGTGCTGGACACCCAAGCGCAGGCGCGCGGCTACTCGATCTCCGCCTGGTGCGGCCTGCTCTTCGACATGGCGTTCGCAGCGGTCTGCGCGCGCGAGAAGGGCGCCATTCATACCGATGCGGATCTCGACGCGATCGTCGGTGCCTGCCTGCTGCTGCATGCGCGCGCCGAGTGGGACACGGCTGAGATCGCCCAGAAGCTGGGCGTCACGGAAGCGACTGTGGTGCGCATCCTCGACAAGTGGCGCGATTACCGGCGGGGCGAGGTGTGATGGCCGGATCATCAGCGGAACGCGAACTGCGCGACTTTGTCGTGAGCCGACTGCGGGAATTGTTTCCGACGGCGCGGATCGTCCACGAGCTCAACGTAGCCGGGACGGGATCGAACAGAATCGATGTCGCGGCGGTCACTCGCCAAGCGATCATCGGCGTCGAGATCAAATCCGAGAAAGACACGCTGAAGCGGCTCGACGAGCAGTGGGACGCCTTCAGCAAGTGCTGCCACTTCGTCTTCGTCGCGGCACATGAAAAGCATTTCGCAGAGTACCGTGAGCCATGGATGAGCGATGGTTCACCCTCGGAGATCGATCTCAATCACCCGGCTTTTCTCGGCGTCTACAGACGGCGGCGGCACTGCTGGCGCTATCCGACGCCAATCCCTCAGTACTGGTCGAGAGCTTTCGATCCTTTCAAGGATGTCCGTTTGCAGCCCCGAGCCAGCGCCCTTCTCGGACTGCTCTGGCGCGAGGAGCTTTGCGACGAAGCTCGGCGGCATTCGGTTTCGGTCGGCTCGCGGGCAACCCGACACTCCATGATCTGCGAGATGGTCTGGCGCATGACAGGCCGTGAGATCGCAGAGGCCGTGTGCCGGCAGCTCCGACAGCGGTCGTTTGCAGAGGCTGACACGCCGATCGCCGACGAGGGGGGTGCGTGATGGCCGATTACGATCCTTTCAGCCCGCGCAATCCGAAAGCGTCCGCTTCTAAACCGGCCAAGGCGAAGCGCGGCAAGGCGGCGGCTGCTGCCGATGATTCCGAGATGACTGTGACGATAACGCTGCCGCACGGCACCGAGACGCCGCCGGCGACGCTGTCGCAGCTCAAAGAGGCAGTCGACGCGGTGGAGGCTGTGCAGCGCGAGGCGCCATCGCCTTACACGAACGGGGTTGCGCGCGACCAGCTGCGGGCGTTCGTCGAACGGATCGAACGGCTCGAGGAAGAAAAGAAGGCGATCGCCGACGACATCAAGGTTGTCTATTCCGAGGCGAAGGGCTGCGGTTTCGACACCAAGGCGCTTCGGCGGGTGATCGCGTTGCGCAAGCTCGATCCGGACGAGCGGGCCGAGCAAGAGGCGATTCTCGACACCTATCTCGTCGCGCTCGGCATGATGCCGGAGCACGGCTGATGAAGTATCAGCTCCTCCCGCCACTTTCCGACGATGACCGCGCCGCGCTCAAAGCCTCGATCGTCGCGCATGGCGTGCTCGTACCGGTCGAATATGACGAGGATGGCAACATCCTCGACGGGCATAACCGCGTGGCGATCTGCGAGAGCCTCGGCCTCGTCGACTGGCCGCGTTTCGTGCGCAAGGGGCTTGCGGAGGAAGAGAAGCGGACGCTGGCGCGCGAGCTGAACGTTTCGCGGCGGCACCTCACGGCAGCCCAGAAGCGCGACCTGATCGCGGACCAGCTGCGGGACACGCCTTCGATCTCGTCGCGCGCGATCGCGCAGATGCTGGCCGTCGATCACAAGACCGTGGCGAAGGTGCGCAAGAGCCTCGTCGCTGGTGGGGAAATTCCCCACCATGAGGAAGTCGAGGGGCGCGACGGCGTCGTGCAGCCGGCGCGAAAGCCGATCCGCACGGCTTTCCTGCCCGAGCCGGACAACGCCCGCGAGCTGATGGCGACCGCCAAGTCGATTCGCGATCGCCAACGTGAGCATGGGCGGCGGGTTCGAACCGACCTGATCAACGAAATCGCCGCGCGCGGAACCGTCCAGGCCGGCACGATGCCGGTCGCGGCTTATCCGATCCTGTATGCCGACCCGGCCTGGGAACAGGAAGCGTGGTCGGATGAGACCGGGCAGGACCGGGGGCTGATGTACCCGGCCATGGATCTCGACGCGATCAAGGAGCTCTGCGTCGGAAAGACCTCGCCGGCGACGCGCGATGCGGTGTGCTTTCTCTGGGTAACGGCGAACCGAACCGATGACGGGGTCGACGTTCTGCGCGCATGGGGCTTCGACTTCGTCACCTGCATGATCTGGGACAAGATCGACATCGGCATGGGGCGGTGGGTGCGGGACCGGCACGAGCTGCTGCTGATCGGCAAGCGCGGCGATTTTCCGGCGCCGCTGCCGGGCACGCAGGCGGCTTCCGTCCATGCGGAAAAGACGGGCCGGCACTCGGCCAAGCCGCGCTTCTTCGCGGAGATGATCGAGCGGCTCTATCCCGACATGCGCAAGCTGGAGCTTTTCCAGCGTGAGGCATCGCTCGCGCCGGACGACGTGCGCCGCAATGGCAGCTGGTCGTTCTGGGGCTTCGAGGCAGGCGAGGGCGGTTCCGATGGATGACCTTCTGCCGATCATCGAAGGCCTGCGCGACGCTGCCAGCGACGGGGCACGGGCGGACATGCTGCTTCGGATGCCGCTGGAGATCCTGCTCAAGCGCGAGCTGCAGATCCGCGCGGAGCTGGAGCGCCTGAAGTTTCAGCCCGGCCTCGACTGGCTCGCAGTCGAGATCTCCGCGCTTCGCCGGACGCGCAGCGAATATGGCGAACTCGGCTTTTCAACAGACAGAGCACTTCTCGGCGCGCGGCTTTCGCTCGCCGCGGTGCGGGACAAGCGGGACCGGGCGCCCGCGACGACAGGGGGCGCGGTTTCATGCAGCCAATGATTATCAAAGGAGCTTCGAGGGCCGCCTTTTCCTCTCGTGCACCATTAAGGCTCAATCTGCGGCATACGCTTCAGAAGCGCCGCATTGTAGATCGCGCCGTCTTCGCCGTGATGCGTTCGAGTATGGCAATTCGGGCAAAGAGCGATCACGAAACGAGGATGGTCGGGACCACCATCACTTGCTCTTCTCAGATGGTGTGGCTCCAAGTACGGCGAGCCGTCTCGGCGCATGAATGGGGCGGGTTGGCTACAGCCCTCACAGTCGCCGTTTGCGCGTGCGAGCACGTAGGCTCGAACATCGGCGGATCGCTGATAAATTGTACGCATGCTTTGCCCGCGAACTCCGGACAGGCTCGCTGCCTCGAACGCGCGGCGACGAAGCTCGTCCATGTTGCCAATTGGCAGCTCTATCGTCTCCGCCGCTTCGACAACGTTTTCGATTGGGTGCAATTCAAAGATAATCGCCGAGCGCTTAGCGTCGTCGCGGTCCTTCGACTGACCTCGGCGCCAGCCCGCGCAGATGTATTGCCCCATGTAAGTGATCGAGCGCTCGGGATAGGCCTTTTCGAACCAGAGAAGATCTTTGCCATTTGCGACGTGCTCAGCCAGCGCCAAGTTTCCGCGGACCATCTGCATTTCGCCTACCTGTCCCTCGCCGAAATAGTCGATCCGGCCGTCATCATAATGGATGTCGTCGTAGCCGTACTCGGCGCCGCGCTTTCCTGTCATGATGAAGATGACGTTGTGATTGGCGGGTGTAATGATGCCGCCCTGCTGCTGGCCGCCAAAGCGAGCATGGATATCCTGTCGGCGGTTGTATTTCTGACCGCGCACAAAGCCCCAAGCCATAAAGCTCTCTCCCCCGTTACCGGCCGAGATTGCCGTCTTTCTCTCAGATTGCAACCTCCGGGTGGCGGCAAGTCGCTTCCTCATGCGGAGCGGCGAGAGGGGGTGCCGTTGTGACGACTGTTTTCGAGCTTTCATCACCCAAGCCGGCAAAGCTCCCACGGGTCCGCCGCGGCGGCTGGTCTTGGGGGCCAGTCGATGGTGTGAAACTTCGGGTACTTTCGAACGGCGGCGGCATCCAGTCGACGACGCTCATCCTGATGATGTGCGTTGGCGAGCTTCCGTGGGTTGATCACATCATTCATGCCGATGTCGGCGACGAAAGCGATGCGACCTACGCGCAGCTCGATTGGCTCGATGGACAGATCAAGCGCTACAGCAATGGGCGCGTGGGCACACATCGGGTCAGCCGGGGTGGCAGCCTCTCAGACCGAATTCGCAACCGATCTGCTGGTCGCGGGGTCATCAATAATGATCGATTTGTCAGCGCGCCTTTCTTCACTTCTGGCGGCAAAAGCGGTCGCGGCGGCCAGGGGAAGAGGCAGTGCACCCGAGAGTTCAAGATCGAGCCGCTGGAGAAGAAGCAGCGGGAACTGCTCGGCTTTAGACCTCGGCAGCGAATACCCTCCGGTTCCTGTGAGGTGTGGATTGGGATCTCGACCGACGAGGTTGTTCGTGCGGGCGCTGCATTCACGTCGTGGACAGTGAACCGCTATCCGCTTCTCGAAAAACGCATGTCCCGACGTGACTGTGTTGCTTGGCTGCAAGCACACGATTTTCCCGTCCCTCCCAAGAGCGCCTGCATCTTTTGCCCCTACAAGACGAATGCGGAGTGGCGATGGCTTCGGGACAACGATCCGAAAGCTTGGGCTGACGCTGTCGAAATCGACCGGCTCATCCGCGAGACACCTGGGATGCGCGAGCGCGAGTATCTCCACCGAGATCGTGTTCCACTGGATCAGGTTGATTTGTCGACTGATGAAGAACGTGGGCAGGGGATGCTCATGATCTGTGAAGCCGGGTGCGGGCTGTGAGTGCGCGTCTCCTCGGGCTCGGCTTTGGCTGCGACATGGGCACGCCGTGCCGCAAGCTGATCCTGCTCAAGCTGATTGACGCCTGCGATGACGATGGCAGCCGGATATTCCCGGCGGTCGCCACGATCGCGCGCGCGGCGCAATGCTCCACAAGGCAGGTGCAGCGCGAGCTTTCCACGATGGTCGATATCGGCCTGCTGGCGATCGTGCGCGCCGGCGGCTGCGGCCCGAAATCTACTCGCGAATATGCCATGGACCTGACCGTGCTGCGGCGGATTGAGGCGGACGGCTGGAATGCGGTCTCCGCACAGACGCCTGCAAATAAGGGTGACACGGTGTCACCCTTAGCGGATGACGACGATGCGCCTAAGGGTGACACCGGCGACACGCTAAGGGTGACACCGGCGAAAGATAAGGGTGACTCCCATTGTCACCCAACCCCTCCTTACCCCTCCAAAGACCCCTCAGAGAGAGAGGCGCGCGAGCGCGGGATCGATTCCGATCTGGAAGGGCAGGACGAAGGCGAGACCGTCCAGGCCGACAGATCGAAGGCCGATGAGCCGAAAACATGCGATCGACCGGGAACGGCCGATTTCGAGAAGCGCGTCATGCGGCTCTGCAACGGTCGGGGCTTCGACGCTGGTCCGTGGAAGAACTGGGACACCTCGTCGCCTGGGCATGTGGCGCGGCAATACGCCAAGCTGACGGCCGACGAGCGTCTTGAGGCCGAGCGGTGGCGGGACGCCTATCTGCGGGACGTCGAGCGGCGCAAGAAACAGCCAATTCCGATCGCGAACTATCTGCGCGACAAGCTCTGGAACGGGCTGGACCCGAAGATCCTGGAGCGCGCGGAGAAGGCGGCGATGGCGGCGAAGGGCCATGCGCCAAGCGATCAGGCGGCACCCTTTGGCAAGGCATGGGGCGCGTTTCGCTTCATCGATCTTCTGAAGCCGCATGGGCCGCTGCCGAAGCCTTCGCTGTTCATCCAGACGATGATCGAGCGAGGCGGAGACGAGGGCGAGCGCTACCGGCTTCAGCACCTCGCAACGCATGGCTGGCCGCTGGTGAACCGGATGCACTCTCAAGCAACGCAGGGGCGCGGATGGCAGGTGGGCGCGGCGGCGCTGGCGCTATCGGACAGCTTCGAAAAGGTGCGCAGCGGCTCGGCAGAGTGGGACGCCTGGCGCACGCTCCATGAGCGGCGGGGCTGGCCATGGCTGCCGGATGGACCGGACTGGATCTGGATGCCGGCGGGCGAGGACCCGGATGCGGCGATGGCGGAATTCGAGAAGGCAGTGAAGACGAGGGATGCGGACGATGATGATGAAGCGGCTTGAGACCGGATTCGCCGATGCCGAGGCAGCGCTGCGCAGGATGCAAAAGACGGCCAACCTTCGCTCGATCGAGGCCAGCTTCCTCACGATGGCCAACCGGCACCAGCCCGGCGAGCGGCGCTGGTACGCACTCGTGGTGCAGAACGGGCATGAGAAGGACGTGGCGGAGCGGCTCGACAAGGCGGATATCCACAGCTGGATTCCTATGCGGAAGCGGAAGATGGTGCGCTGTCGTGGTCGGAAAAAGCCGTCTGTCGATGCACCTGTCATCACCGGATTCGTGTTCGTGCATGTGGTGCCTGGCGCTGCCTGTTTTGCTGGTCTTCGCGGCGTCAAAGACGTGATCTGGATCGTCGGTGCGGGTGAGCAGCCGATGCCCATTCGGTTGAAAGAGATGGAGGCTTTCAAGGACTTGGCAGCCGGAGGAGCGTTCGACTATGGCCGCGTTCCTATAGATGCGAAGGCCTTCAAGATCGGCGTGACGGTGGCCATCAAGGATGGGCCATTCGGTTCGTTCAAGGGGCGTATCGAGGCGTTGGGCGCTGGCTCGAACAAGGATGCGGCACTGGTGCTGATCGACGTGCTCGGACGTGCGTGTCCTTCATGGCTGCCTCTTGCGTTGATCAAGCGACTCGATTAGCGAATCTCAATCAGGACGACCATCGATCTGCGTGCAGCGACTGAGGGCATCGGCTAGACCGATCCCGACCGAGGCCAAACCTCATCGCCGAGCACCTGGTGCGCCCAGCCAACCCAAACGCGGTTGGCGCCAATGGCGGCTTGTGTCTCTTCATGAATTTGCGGCTAGATCACTCATGTTTTTCGCCATACATCAGTTGCGAATTACCCGATGAAGGCGATAGCGCTTAATATAACCTGCACTGTCAGTGACTTCCGATACGAGCAGCTTCGTAGGTGCAAATATACCACGCGCAACTTGCCCCAGATTGTCTGCCAACGCGGTATTCTGTGTAGGGGGAAGTCGGTCTATCGGCATAAAAGGAACGGAGACGGCGTCGAGGCTTTTTATAAGTCGACCAGTACCAGTACGCGCGTTAAATCGGCTGATAGCGCAGTCGACGATCTGCGTTTCGTCGCTTATTAATTCAGTTTCTAAATAGTTGAGCGTTGACTCGTTGAACGTGACAAGAGTCGTTCTGCCAGACATGACGTGTACATTGAGGCCTTGATGCTTGACGGGCGAATGTGCCCGCCTTAGCGCCTCGTCGAGTTTTTCTTGTAGGTCGTCATTTTCTCGCTCAAGCTCCCGTGCTCTCTTTATAGATTTTCGGTACTTCAGAGCGTACCGGCCTCCGACGCCGGTCAGGAGCACCCATTTAAGCAAGTCGTAAAGTGCATTTTTTCCTAGATCGTTCGCGACCTGCATCACGGTTTGGTCGGTGATCACTAGCTGGATTGCTTGCTCCCAGCTTCCCGTCTTCGATTTTCCTAGCACCAAGCGGAAACCTTTGGCTGAAGGGGCTTGGGTAAGGATGTCTTTGTTGAAGAAGGCGTGAAAGCCAATCAGAAGGATTTGGGAAATACCGAATAGGGATTGCGCTCCGTAGTAATGATCTAAGCCGTCAAACTCCTTCGCGCCACTGTCGTATTTAATCGTGAAATTGAATTCGCCCATCTCATGCCCCCCACTGACGGAGAAACATTAGTCAGTGGATGTAAACCATCCATGAATAGCACCGTAAGTTGTATCGATATCAGCTTCAATGTCCTCGCACGGGTTGTCATGATGCAGGGAGCATCCGTTAAATTCGACACGCGCCAGCTGGTAAGGCGCATAGGGACAATCGAACGGCAGCAACTGCCTTACGCAACGATGCTGGCGCTAAACGAGACGGTGAAGGGTGCGCGGGTCGCCGTTCAACAGGAGATGGATCGCGTCTTCGACCGCCCGACACCTTTTTCCAAGCGCGGTGTGGTCTATGAGCGGGCACAGAAGACAGATCTCCGAGCGTCGGTTGTTCTTTATGGAAGCCGATCGCGGGGCGGGCTGCCTCCTGCGGCTTTTCTGGGCCCACAAATCGAAGGCGGCATGCGATCGCTGAAGAGTTTCGAGAAGCAACTCCTTTCACGCGGCATGATGCCTCAAGGCCGTGTCACTGTGCCTGCGGGAAAGACGCCGCTGAATCGCTACGGCAACGTCACGCAGGGTTTTCTCAACCGGGTCATGGCCGATCTTCAGGTCGGCTATCGCGGGGCCGGTGCGACCCGGGCTCGCACCGATCAATCTCTGAAGCGCAACAGGAACTACAAGCAGGCGCGGTTCTTTGTGCCGAAGCGCGGCTCCCAGCTCTATCCGGGCGTCTATCAGCGAGATCCACGCAACCAGAAAATCTTCCCAGTGCTGCTGTTCGTGCCGGCTCGGGCTTATCGCAAGCTGCTGCAGTTCCACGAAGTGGTCGCACGTTATGCCGAGGCAAACCTTGCCGAGCATTTCGCACGGGCTTTCGATCGGGCAATGGCGACAGCAAGGCGGTAGGCCTGATGGCAGGCAGCCGCTCGGCCCAAGTGACTGACACAAGACGAAAACCGCGGTGCACAAAGCGGCGGGTCCTTCCTGGCCAAACTCGCCGCGCGGGGATTTCGGACGGCTTGGTGTCAGCAGTCTGAGGCGAAATCAAAAGCCTAAAGTCAGAGCCTAAAGACCAATCCTAAAGAGTTGGGTTCGCTAAAGTCATGACCGCCCTGGAGACGGCTGAGATAGTGACGAAGGGCGAGTTCGCGGCGGCGATCGGCGTTTCGCCAGGTCGCGTCTCGCAGTACATCGCGGAGCGCAAGATCTTCGGCTCGGCTCTCAGGGGTGAGGGACGCGCAGCGCGCATCCATCTGCCGACAGCGCGGGCACAACTTCAGAAGACGCTTGAACCGTCGCAGCATCTCGGCGGCAACGGTCAAGCATTCCGCGGGACGCTTTTCGAACCAGCAAGTTCAGCGGGTGAGCGATTGGCGCAGGCTGAGCTTCCTGCGCGGCGTCCAGTCGCCGCGTCGCCGTCGCTGATCGTTGAGCCGCCCCTCGACGACATCGCGGCCGAGCGGCTGAAACAGATGCGCATCAAGACTGCGCAGGCCGAGCGGCAGGAAGCACTTGAGCGCGGCCGTTACATGCTGGCCGAAGCAGCGCGCCGCGAGATGGGCAAGGCGGTCGGCGAGGCCTTCAAGGTCATGGAGCGGGGACTGCAAGACATGGCGGCTGAGCTCGCAGAGCAGTTCTCGCTGCCGCAACGCGATGTCCATCACGCTCTGCAGAAAGCTTTTCGCTCCGTGCGCGTCGAGGCAGCCTCAAGGTTTCGTGCACAGGCCGACAGCGAACCGGAGCTGGTCGCAGATCCCGCATCGACCGATGCCGACGATGAAGCCGCTGCATGACCGCGCTCTTCAATCCCGCCCGGATCGCTTACGAGGCGCTCGCGGCCGCAACCCAACCGCCGCCGCCCGTTGACTATCTGACCTGGGCAAAAGCCAACATCGTGTTTTCAGAGCGCATATCTGCGTTTCCCGGACCCTACAATGAGGCGCTCTTCCCGTTCTTCTCGGAGATCCTGAAGGCGCTAGCACCGGACGACCCATGCTCGATCGTAACACTGCGCAAGTCGGCACAGGTCGGTGGCACGATCCTCGCCAACATCTTCACGCTCGGCACGATCGACATGGATCCGTGCGATTTCCTGTACGTCCACCCGACTGAAGAGAACGCCTCGCGCTGGTCGAAGACGAAGCTGATGCCGCTGGTGCGCGAAACCGATGCGATTCGGGCGCTCTTCAGCGAGACGAGCCGCGATGGCGGCAATTCGATCCTCTATAAAGAACGCGTCGATGGGCGCGGCGCCATCCAGGCCGCCGGTGCCAACTCGCCAGCCGGCCTGTCGATGATTTCGCCCCGAAAGCAAGTCCAGGACGATCTGGCCAAGTGGGCGATGAACGAGGCCGGGGATCCGGAGACCCAAGCCGACAGCCGCTCCAAGGCATTCTTCAACCGCAAGGTCTTCAAGATCTCGACGCCGTTGATCGCCCCTGGCTGTCGTGTGAGCAGCAATTTCAGCACGGGATCGGAAGAGGCGTATCACGTCCCTTGTCCGCATTGCTCGGAGCTACAGGAACTTCGCTGGGAAAACATGCGGGATCACCTCGATCCCGATCGACCTGAGACCGCGCACTTCGTCTGCATCCATTGCGGCTGCGAGATTCACGAGCGCCATCGAGTCTGGATGGTGGACCCGGCCAACGGCGCGCACTGGGTGGCGAAGTATCCGGAACGGGCGCGATATCACCGGTCTTTCCACATCTGGGTCGCCTATTCGCCGCTCGAATCCTGGGACGCGCTCGCTCGCGCCTGGGTGAAAGTGCAAAGCGGAGGGCCCGACGACCGGGAGAAGTCGGCCGGTGCCGAACAGGTTTTCTGGAACGACTGGCTCGGTCTGCCTTTCGAGGTCGACAATCGTGCCGTCGCCTGGGAAGATCTGCGGGACCGAGCCGAACGGATGGGAACGCCGCGCGGAACGGTGCCAGCCGATATGCTGGTGCTCACGCTCGGGATTGACGTCCAGGGCGATCGCGTCGAATGGCTTCTCCGCGGCTGGGGCCGCAACCGGACAAGCGCGATCGTCGATTTTGGTGTGATCGATAGCCGAGCAGGCAGCCACCTCGCGGAGCGGCGCGAACACAGCGGTCACATCTCCGAGCCCGAAGTGAGGGCCGCCCTCGATCAGCTCCTGAAGCGGACATGGCTCGACGAGAACGGCATCGCGCGGTCCGTCGACCTGACTGCGATCGACGGCAACGCCTACACCGAAGACGTCTGGCAATGGGTGCGGCGCCATCCGATCACGCGAGTGATCATGGTGCGTGGTGACAATCGCGACACGGCCCCCATGCTGTCGCAGGTTCGCGAATTCGACCGCAAGGGCGCTCCTAAAAAGAACAAGTGGGCGCGGCGCTTTTTCAACTTCAATGCCTCCGTGATGAAGATGGGGCTCTATCGCAGTTACCGGAAGGACGATCCGACCCAGGCAGGCTTCATCGGGTTTGCAGCCGGTCTAGGCGACGACTTTTTCGAACAGGCGACATCCGAGATACGCATCGCCGAAAAGACGCGGAGCGGCCATGCCCGCTACATCTGGAAGCTGCCATCCGGCCGGCGCAACGAGGCGCTCGATATGATGAACCAGGCGCAGGCGGCGGCGATCCGGCTCGGCGTTAATTACTGGACCGACGATCAGTGGGACGCGATCGCAGAGCGGATCGCTGCCATGGAGCCGCCGGTGCAGCCGGACCTCGAAGATCTGATCAGCCCGGTCGGGGCGCCAGTCCGGGCGCAGAGTGACGGAAGGGCAAAAAGCGGCGCCCTCGTGGCGGCTGCTCTCGCTCGGGCCGAACGCGCGGCCCAGCGCAACAGAAAGCGATGACAATGTCGATCAATCAGGTTCTCACGGTGGAGGAGCGCGCCGTCGTCGTCTCCCAACTCGCTGAGGCACAGGCAGCTCTGCATCGCGTCGAGATCGGCGGCCAGACCGCGAGTGTCGCCTATGATGGCGAGAGCGTCAGCTACAGCCCGGCCAATGTCGGTCAGTTGCGGCACTATGTGCGGACCCTGGAGGCAAAGCTCGGTCTGCGGGCATCCGCGCGGGCGCGTTCGCGAGGGGTGCGCTTCTGATGGCTGACACCCGTCCCGTCATTTACGGCGCCGATGGCGAGCCCGTCCCAGCCCATCTTCGCCGCGCAGCTCGCGTTCGCAACGCTCGCTCCGGCCTTCAGGGCAGCTATCAGGGTGCCTCACACGATCACCCGTCCTTCGCAAACTGGAACGCCGGAACCTATTCCGGACAGTCCGCGCTTTCGTATTCCCGTCCCGCGCTGGCCGACCGTCTGAACGATCTTGCCCGCAACGATGGCTGGGGCGCAGCCGGTACGTCGCGCCTCGTCGACAACATCGTCGGCTCGGGTTGGACGCTCTCGGCTAAACCGAATTATCGGTCGCTCAACATGAGCTACGAGCAGGCCGAGGACTGTGCCGACAGGATCGAGGCGCTGTGGCGCGATTACACCCAAGACGTCGACAAATGGTGCGACGCCGAGCGCTCCAAGTCGATGGCGGGGCTTCTCGGTCTTGCAGCACGGAACCGCTTCGGCCCTGAAGGCGAGGCCTTTGGGCTCCTTGTCTGGCACGAGAATGCTCCGCATTTCCAGACCGCGATCCAGATCGTCGATCCCGCCCGCTGCTCGAATCCCATGGGCAGGCTCGATGAAGAATTTCTGCGCGACGGCGTCGCGATCGATATTTACGGAGCGCCGACCGGCTATCATTTCCGCCGGTCTCACCCGGGCGACTATTTCCATGGCCGCGCCAATCTCTGGCAGTGGGACTATATCGAACGCCAGACCGAGTGGGGCCGTCCGGTCGTCATCCATGCCTTCGAGCAGAAGCGGGCGGGCATGACACGCGGCGTCTCCGACTGGGCGCCGGTGATGCGTTCGATCAAACAGTCGACCGACTACGAGGACTATGAAAGCCAGGCGGCACTTCTGAATGCCGTAATGGCCGCATTTATTGAAACGCCCTTCGACCCGGAGGAATTGCTCGACGCGCTCGGCAGCGACGGAAGCCAGTCGGCGGTGGCCGGTATGTTCGGTGAGATCGCCAACGCGCAGAAGGCGTTCTATGGCGCGGCTCCGATCGATCTTCCAGGTGTGCGTATCAACACGCTTCAGCCCGGCGAAAAGGCCACGCTGACGAGGCCCGAGCATCCGAACGCGAACTTCGAAGTCTTCGTCAATGCAGCGCTGCGCAAGATCGCGAGTGCGATCGGCCTGACCTATGAGCAGCTCACCATGGACTGGTCGCAGGTCAACTATTCATCCGCGCGCGCGGCACTTCTCGAAATCTGGCGCGGCCTTACGGCCAAGAAGGGCGGCTTCGCCTCCCAATTCATGGCGCCGATCTATCGCGCGTTCCTCGAGGAGATCTTCGACAAGGGTCTGGTTGAGCTTCCGTCGGGTGCCGTCTCCTTCGAAGAAAACCCGGCTGCCTGGTGCCATGCGGAATGGATCGGGCCCGGCCGTGGCTGGATCGATCCGCTTCGCGAAGCACAGGCTGCGAGCCAGCGGCTGGAAAGCCATCTGACCACGCGTCAGCAGGAAGCGGCCGAACAAGGGCGCGACTGGAAAATGGACGCGGAACAGCGGGCGCGCGAAGAGCGCTATTACAGCGAACTCGGTCTGACGATACCAGAGGCTGGCGGACAGCCGCGGCCGACGTCGCAAAATGCCGATGTCGATCAGGATGAAGAGATCGAAGACGACGTCAACGGTCGCCGTAAAGCCCATGGCATTCCGACGATCCGGAGGAACTCTGCCCGATGATTGCCATGCCGGAAATCGCTGCGCGGATGTTCAATACACCACTGATGCTTGACGTCGCCAAGGCCGATGTCATCGCGCGCGCCTTCGGACCCCGTATCCTTGGCGGGGCGGTCGACATCGACCTTCAGGGCGTCGGCGACATGGGCATCCTGCCACAGCGGCTCAACCGCTGGCGCGCGTCGGACGGGACCAGCGCCGCCACGCCTCACCGGATCGGCGCGGTCGCACTGATCGAGGTCGAAGGATCCCTTGCCAACAAGGGAACCCACATAGGCCAATCCTCCGGCGTCACGAGCTATGAGGGGATCGCGGCGCAGCTGGAGGAAGTGGCGAGCGATGACAGCATCAAGGGGCTAGTCGTCGAGGTCGACAGTTTCGGGGGTATGGTCGACGGCTGTTTTGCCTGCGCCGAGAAGCTGCATCGTCTGTCGCTTCAGAAGCCGACGATCGCCATCCTGACCGACCACGCCTGTTCGGCTGCCTACCTCATCGCTTCAGCCTGCCGCTCGATCATCATTCCGTCCACCGGTTTTGCCGGCTCGATCGGCGTCATCTCCATGCATGTCGACATGAGCGGCGCGGCTGCCAAGCAAGGAATGACCGTCACGATCCTGCGTGCTGGCGCCAAGAAGGCGAAACCGGGACCGTTCGAAGCGATGAGCGAGGAGGAATACGCCGAGAGCATCGCCGAGATGGAGGCCATGCGCGTCGAATTCGCAGACGCTGTCGGCCGATATCGGGGATCGCGTCTGACACGAGACGACGCGCTTGCGACCGAGGCGGCCGTCTATCGCGGTGCCAAAGCCGTTGCTGTCGGCCTGGTCGACGCCGTAGCGCTGCCGGAAGACGCGCTCGCCGCGTTCATTGCAGAGATGGACGCCGCCGGCGTCTGAGACTGAACCACCCACAAAGAAACTTCCCCAAAACCCAGGAGACTTGGATGTCGCTCATGAGCGCTATCCGGGCCGCAACGCGCGGTACCGGCCGAAACCGTCTGTCCGAAGAGGAAGACAACGACGTCATGCAGGATGACGAGCAGGAGGCTCGGGCCAACGAGGACGAAGATCCCGCAGCCGAAGAGGACGACGACACCTCGGGTGAAGATGAGGAGGAGACATCCGCCGAGGATGATGAGGACGATCCCTCTGCCGAGGGTGACGAGACCGACGAGAAGTCGATGTCGGCGCGCGATCGCCGGCTCATTGCGGCGGAGCAGAAGCGGATCGCTACGATCCTGACGCATCCAGGCGCGGAGACCTTTCCGAAGCTTGCGGCAAAGCTCGCCTTCAGTGCCGACCACCGCATGCCAGCAAAAAAGGCCTGCGCGCTGCTCAGTCTCGACGGTCAGTCGAAAGGCAAGGACGGGAGAGGTCGTCTTGGCGATCGCATGCAAGGCAAAAGCCCGAAGATCGGCGCCGGCAATGGCGGGCGCCAACCCAACGACCGGCAGCTTCTGATTGCCGGTGTTCGCAACACCATCTCGGCCATGCACGGCCGGAAGTCCCAGGAGGGCTAATCCAATGGCTGAAGCCACCTTCGCTCCGAACGATCTTCTCGTTTCCGATGTCCAGGTCGTGACCCGCAACATCACGATCGCCCAGGGTCAGGACCTGCCGCGTGGCGCGGTCCTCGGCCGCGTCACCGCGACCGACAGCTACGTGCTCTCCGCATCGGCGGCGGTCGACGGTTCGGAAGATCCTGCACTGGTTCTCGCGTTCGACGTCGATGCCACCGCCGCACCGGTCGTCGCAGCCGCTTATGCCGGTGGAGCGTTCGATAGCACCAAGTTGACGCTCGGCGCCGGCCACACGCCTGCAACCGTCGAGACCGCCTTCCGGGCTGCCGGAACGGCGCTCTTCGTCCGCGTCCTGAAATAGCAGCATCGGCACCCGCGTCGCCGCATCAACCTTCTTACAGGGGAACACCACCCATGCCCGATATCCTTCTCAATACGGCCGAACTGATCCAGGTTCTGCCGCCACGCGACCGGCCGGAGGCGTTTCTTCGCGATACGCTTTTCGGCACGACCGTGCTCTCCGACAGCGAGGAGATCATCTTCGACCGCATCCTGCCCGACCGCGAGCTCGCGCCCTTCGTCCATCCGGATGTACCGGGCAAGGATTCCGCCAATCGGGGCTTCAAAGCGACCAGCTTCACGCCCGCCTATGTCAAGCCTCAGAACACGCTTCGCCCTCGCCAGAACATGATCCGCATGCCCGGCGAACGGCCTGCCGGCGATATGACGCCGGCGCAGCGCTATGCCTACAATCTCGCCGTCATGGTCGACGACCAGGATCTGCGCATCACGCGCCGCGAAGAGGCCATGTGCTCCCAGGTCATCCGCACCGGCCAGGTGATCGTGCAGGGCGAGGACTATCCGACCCAGACCGTGAATTTCGGGCGGGATCCTGCTCTCAGCATCGCTTTGGCGGGTGCCGCCCGTTGGGGCGAGGAGAACGTCGATCCGTTCGACGACATCGAGCTTTGGGTTCAGCTTCTCGGTGACACCGATGGCTTCACGGCCCGCGAAGTCCTCCTCGGTCCCGGTGCGGCCGGCTACCTGAAGCGCAGCCCGCGATTCCTCGAAGCGCTCGACAATCGCCGCGCCGATGGCGGTCTTTTCCAGCTCGGCCCGGTCTCGACCGGTGCTGAGGGGCGCTATCATACAGTGCTTGGCACGATCGGACAGCTCACCTTCGTCCAGTATTCGCAGCCCTACACCGAGGCCGGCGTGAAGAAGAACTTCTGGCCGAGCTACGGCGTCGGCGTCCTTGATCCGTTCGGCTTCATGGGCCACTTCGCCTATGGCGCGATCCTCGACAACGAGGTGCTTGTCTCGATCGAGCGTTATCCTGACATGTGGACCGAGAAGAACCCCTCGCGCACGATCGTCCAGACCCAGTCGGCACCGTTGCCGATCGCGCCTGAACCCAACGCGTCGCTCTTCGCCCTGGTTCGCTAAGGCGCCCCGACAGAGAGCTTCCCCATCATTCCAGTGCAATCCTTGGCGTGCGAGGTCTCCCCCGCTCGCCGAGGCTGCGCATAGCAAGGACGAGCCAGACAATGTCGAAAAAAACAGTGAAGCTGAACGTGCAGGTGAAACTCGCCAAGAAAACCTACCAGCCGGGCGAACCTGTCCCGGTGGGCGGAAAGGACGGCCTGTCCGATGAGGATGTCAGCCGTCTGACTGAGAGTTTTGGCCTCTATGCCGGCGACTCCGTCATCGGTACCCCAGCCGAAACCTCCGATGCAGATATCGCCGAGCGCGATCGCCGCATCGCGGTGCTCGAGGCTGAGAAGGCCGAAGCATTGGAAGAGCTGAAGACGGCGAGGGATGAGACGGAAGCCCTCAAGGGGCAGCTCGCTGAAGCTGAGGCGGATACCGGCGTGCTTGCCGCACGCGTCAAGGAACTGGAAGCCGCCGCGAAATGATTCCGCCGCGGCCGACGGTGTTCGACGGCATGGGGGCGGCCATCACGGCCGCCTTCGGCAATGTCGACGCCGTGTTCACGATCGACGGCGTCAGCCAGCCAGCGGTCAGGGCTAGGTTGCGGCAACGTCGTGACATCGATCTGGGCGACGAAGGCGGGCAGGCGATCGAAGGAACGCGTCACGCCCTGGCGGTCGATGCTCGGCTGCTTGCCGTTCCGCCCGTCACCGGCCGCGACAGCGTCACGATTTCCGGCACCTCCTATCGCATCGGCAACCGCCTCGACGATGGCCGCGCCATGCTGCGCTTCATCCTCGATGGCGACATCTGACAAAGGACCAAACCATGAGTGACAATGATAGCAAATCGGTCTTGGTTGCGGCACTGCCAGCTGGCACCACCGCGAGCACCAGCACACCGGTAGCCGAGCTGGCCCAGGCTCTTGCGTCGGATGGCGAGGGCCCGGCCAAGAAGAAAGCTCGGCATAACTTCTCCGAGATCGTCGGCGCGCGGATCTGGGAACAGCTTCCGACGCAGTTGAAGACGGCAGCCCGCCTCGATGCTCGCCGTCTGGTCGGCAACGAGCGCGGTCTGTCCGACAAGCTCATTGGCGCTGGCTATTCCCGCCGCGCGGCCGATCAACTTCTGTCGGACATCGGCCGGAGCTGATGCATCGTCGCTCACAGATATTCGGTGCTGTGAAGGGGAAGCTATCGGCAATCCCGGACTTCGCCGCCGCCGGCAAGGTTGAACGCGGGCGGGTGCGGGCAATCCCGCAGGAGATGCTGCCTGCGATCACGCTGACCTGGGCCGATGCTGGCGAGCGCTCCGAGATCCGACCCATGGCCAATGCTGCCGGGGCTGACGGATATGATCGCCGCCTCGCTTTGTCGATCATCGTCCACCTGCGCGATCTCGATCCGGAGTCCGAGTTCGACCGGATCTGCGTCGAAGTCGAAAAAGCGATGGGCGAGGCCATCGCGCTCGACGGCATCGCAATCGAAGCTCTCCTCCAGGCAACGGAATTCTTCGTCGATCGCGAAACTGGCCTGCCGCTCGGCGTCGGTCGCCTGGTCTACGCCACACATTACACGACACTCGCTGCGGATCCGGAAGTCGCTGCGCTTTAGGCGCCGTCGACTGTGCAGCGACCACCCTCATTCCATCACCCGTCTCACAAGGAGCCACCCATGCCGCTTCTCGGCCGAAATCTGACTATTTCCCGTTCCGATGGCGCCGGCGCCTTCGTCCTCGTCTGCATTACCGAGCAGCGTTCGCTTGAGATCAACAATGAGGAGATCGACATCACGAAACCGTCCTGCACAAATCCGGGCGGGCCGCTGCATGCCGCTTTCATGTATGGGATCCAGACGATCCGCTTTACCGGCAACGGCGCCTTTGTCGACGACGCGACCTTGCGACAGCTCGTCGCCGACAGCGTCAACCAGGTCACCGAGACCTACCAGGTGTCGGCACCGGGCGTCGGAACCTTCGAAGGGGACGCGCTCTTCTCGATCACGCTTTCCGGCGAAAAGACGGGCGAGCTGCAAGGCGATTTTCGCTTCGTCATGTCGGGTGACGTCGCCTTCGAGGCGTTGGTGCCCTGATGGACGCGAACATCCTGAGAGGCGAGGCGCCGCTTCGGATCGGCACCACCGACATCGTCATCGCAGTCGAATTCGGGCGGCTGGCCAAACTCTCCCGGGCGCTCGCCTGCGATTCCATGGATGAGCTCTATCGTCGGCTTCTCGGTTTCGAGCCTTACACGGTTGCCTGCGCAATCCGTATCCTGACGATCCACGCCGATCGGGACGAAGCCGACCGACTGGCGCTTGCCGCGATTCAGCAATTGTCGTCCGCCGACCAGGAAGCGTGGCGCGTTGCCATCGAAGCCGCGCTAACCGCACATCTGGAAAAGGGCAGAAGCGTGCGCGATTCCGTGCCGCTCGTCGAAGACGTCGAGATGATGTTGCGCCAGGCCGAAAAGGCGATGGACGAGAGGGGCGGCGGCAACGCAAAGGCAAAAAAGCCCTGAGCTCGAGCGACGTCTCGATCGCAAATCGCTTGGGCGTGATGTTTCGCGTCGCCACCTCGCCGAAGGGCTTTGCCTGGTCGCCTGCCACGTTCTGGGCGGCCACGTTCACCGAATATGCTCTCGCCATGGACGGTGCTTCCGGTCGCTTCGATCCCGCACCGATCGTCTCGCGTCAGGACATCGCGTTTCTCGCTCGCGTCCACGGCAAGCGACCCTCCATCCGCAATCCGAAAAATTGAAGGCGACCTGCGATGCCTCGTCCCGATATCACGGCTCACATTGATGCCAATGCCCGCGGGTTCCACGATGCACTGCGGCGCGTGCGATCCGATTCCGACAAGACCGGGCAGGCCGCTGCGCGATCCTTCGCCAACATTGCAGCCAAGATCCGGACCGGGGCAGCGGGCATCGCTGGTGCGGCTGGTCTTCCTGTGGCCCTCAGCGCGGCATCGCTTGGAGCCGCCGCGGTTGGTGTTCGTCAGGTTGCGCTGAGCATCGCGCTCGTCGGCGATGAAGCACGCCGTGCAGGTGTCGACGTGCGTTCCTTCCAGGAACTTAAATATGTTGCCGAGCAAAACCGGATCGGCGTCGACAGCCTGACGGACGGCATCAAGGAACTGAACCTTCGTGCCGATGAATTCATCACGACCGGCAAAGGATCGGCCGCGGAAGCCTTCCAGCGTCTCGGCTATGACGCCGAGGAACTAAGAACAAAGCTTCAACGACCGAATGAGTTGTTCATCGAGATCATTGGTCGTTTGGAACAGCTTGACCGATCTGCCCAGATCCGGCTTGCCGATGAAATTTTCGGGGGGACGGGCGGCGAACGCTTCGTTCAGCTGATCGAGCAAGGTGAAGACGGCATCCGCGCGACGGTTGACGAAGCCCATCGGCTCGGACTGGTGATGAGCGAGGAGCTGATCGACCGGGCTGACGAACTCGATCGGAAGTTTGGGGCGCTTGCCACCACTGTCAGCACGGGATTGAAGGTCGCCATTATCGAAGCGGCGAGCGCACTTGGAAGGTTTATCGACGAGTTTCGCGCCTTTGAAGACAGGACGACCGAGAACCTGCGCTCGCGTTTGAACTTCGCGGAACGCAATCTTGCCGAAGCGGAGGAACGGCGTACCAGACTGCCGGGCTTCCTCGGCCGACCGCTTGATCTGCAGATCGAGAAAAGCCGCGGGGAAGTCGACCAGATCACCGAGGAATTGCGCAAACGCGCTGAAGCGGATCTTCGCCTTGGGTTGGCCCGGCAACGCTCGCAGCTGGAGAACCCTGTCGTTCCGGCAGCACCCGTCAGCAATTCGGGCGGTGGAGGGAGTTCGAGAAATGCCAGCTCGATGGAGCGTGAGCGAGATGCAGTTCGCAAGCTCATCGCAGATCTGCAGGAAGAACTCACGCTTGTCCACGCCACGGAGGAAGCCAAGCGGGCCGCAGCGTCTTCGCGTCAGGCAGGCGCGGCGGCGACCGATGAAGAGCGCCGCCAAGTCGTTGCCCTCAACGAACAGATCTATCGCGAGACCGAAGCGCTGGAGGCCGTCGAGGCGGCACGCAAGGATTTTGCCGATGGCATGGATCAGTTGTCGACCGATGCGGTTGACGCCCTCGGCAACGTGATCGCTGGCACGGAAGACGCTGCCGATGCGTTCAAGAAGCTCGCCATCGAAATCGTGAAATCGGCCCTCACGGGGAAGGGTGCTTATTCAGACCTGTTCGCCGCCCTCGGTAAGGGCAACGGCGGCGGTGGAGGTGTTGGCGGTCTTCTCTCGGCAATCTTTGGCGGGGCTCCCGCCTTCAAAGCGAACACGACCTACGGCAGCTTCATCGGTGCGCCGGGCTTTGCCAATGGAACCGACAGTGCTCCGGGTGGCCTGGCCTGGGTGGGTGAGCGCGGCAAGGAACTCGTCAACCTGCCGCGCGGCTCACAGGTGATTCCGAACCATGATCTTTCGGGGCTGGATGGTTCGTCCATCAGCGCGCCCGTGTCGATCTCGATCGATGCCCGCGGTGCGGACAGAGAAGGGCTGGCGCGCGTCCAGGGGCAACTGGCCCGGCTGGAATCGGAGCTGCCTGCGCGCATCACGCGGCAAGTGCAGCAGATGCCGCGCGACCGGATCAAGGGGTACTGATCGTGGCGATCAGCTATCCCATGGATCTTCTGGCGGAGTTTCCCGGCTGGACGCCGGACTTTGACCTCTTCTGGCGACGCGAGCAGAGCCGCACCGCTGGCGGCCGAACGATCGTCAAGGATTTCGGCGGGCCCCTTTGGCGGCTGTCGGCAGTGTCGCGCGCCCTCACGATCAATGAGCTCGACGCTTGGCGGGCCCGCCTCGACGCGCTCGAAGACGGGCTTCAGACGTTTCGCGGCTATTCCATGTCGCGCTCCTATCCGATTGCGCACCCGAATGGCGCGTGGCCAACGGGGGAGGCATTCTCGGGCGCCGGCACGATCGGCAGCGTCGGCGTCAACCGCAAAGCCGTTTCTCTCTCCGGCTTCCCTGAGGGTTTCCAAGTCTCGGTCGGCGATATGCTGCGGATCGGCAACCAGGATCTCCACCGTGTGATAGAGGCGCGGACCGTTACCGCGCTGGGTAACACGTCGCTGCTGGAGATCCGGCCCCATCTCTGGCCCGGCGTCGCTGCCGGCGCCCCGGTGTCCGTGCTTCGGCCTTACTGCATCATGGCGATCGAGCCAGGGTCGATCGTTTCGCCGGCCGATCCGTCGACGAGCTGGGGCGCCATCAGCTTCCGCGCGATGGAGGCACGCTGATGCGGTCCGTCTCTCCCGAGGTTCAAGCCGCTTTGCAGGCGCGCCGGCTGGTCGCCCGTGATTTTCTCTGGATCGTGGCACGTGATCGGCAAACCGGAGAGCTTGTCCCAGATGGCAACTGGTCGGGTGTCGGCAACGTGTCGGCCGAGATCATCCATCCACTGACCGGCCTCGTGGAAAGCCGGGACTGGTACGGCTCCGGCACATTGATCCAGATTAGCGACATTCCGGCCGTCAACACTCTCTCGGTTCAAGCCGTCACCATCCGCATGAGCCAGGTCGTTGATCGCGTCCAGGATCTGGTGCGCGGCTACGATATCAAGCAGGCACCGGTCGAGATCTATCGCGGGCTGTTCAACCCGGACACCCGCCAGCTGGTAGCGCCGGCCTTCTGCCGCTTCATCGGTTTTGTCGATGTGGTCGAGATCAACACGCCCGCCGAAAACGCGGAAGGCAGCGTGGATCTGCGCTGTGTCTCGCACACACAGGAACTAACACGGGCTTCGACCGAGACGCGCAGCCATGAAAGCCAGAAGCTGCGCGATCCTGAAGACGAGTTCTGCCTCGATGCCTCGACGGCCGGTGAGTTCGAGATCTTCTGGGGCACAGTCAAGGGACGCGTGCCGTCGGCGCCGAAGCGCAAGAAGTTCCTCGGCATCTTCTGATGATCCGAGAAGCAAGGATTGAGGATCGGCTGGCGGTCGTTGCCATGCTGAAGCGGTTTCACGCGGCCGCCGATCTGCCGTTCCATTTCAGTCCGGCTCACGCTGAGCGACAGTTCCTGGCCTATCAGGCGGCGCCGGATCGGCTCTGCCTGGTAACCGAGGGTGATGATCGTCCTGTCGGCGTTCTGATGGCGCACGCTGTCGAGCACCCATTCTCTGGCATCCGCATGGCAGGCGAGCTCTGCTGGTGGATCGATCCTGCCCATCGCGGCCACTCGGCGCGATCGATGGTCGCCGCCTATGAACGATGGGCGGTGGAGCAGGGGTGCGCGATCATTTCGCTTGCAGGGCTGGGGTCTGACCCTAAGCCGACCGCACTGTATCAGAGGCTCGGCTACCAGCCGGCCGAACTGCATTTCTCGAAGACGCTTTAGTCTCGGCACCCAGGACAATTCATGGCCATTTTCTCGGGCATCGCTGCGGCGATCGGCACGGCGTTCAAAGCTGTCTCGGCCTTTATCGGCGGCCTCGGCACTATCGGCTCGTTCGTGCTCAAGACGGCCGTGGGCGTCGGCACGAGCCTGCTTGGCCAGGCACTCGCGGGCAAGCCTGCAGAGCAGAAGTTCTCCGTCACGACCGAACTACAGGCAGGCGGTGATCTGCCGCGCTCGATCATCTTTGGCTACACGGCAACGGCTGGCTCGCTCCAGTATGCGAACACTTGGGGCAGACTTGGTGAGACCGACAACGCCTTCCTGACGCAGGTGATCCAGCTTGCCGACTATCCGGTGCAGGACCTGGTCGAGCTTTGGGTGAATGGCGAGCTCTGCACGATCAGCGAGACGCCGCACCCCGAGTATGGCTTTCCGGTCACCGAGTATTTCAAGGACGGCCACGACAATCTGTGGATCCGGTTCTACGACGGCACCCAGACCGCAGCCGATCCGTTCCTCGTGTCGCGCGTTTCTTCGGCCAACCGGCCCTACAGCGACAAGCGCATCGGACGCGGCATCCCCTATGTCGTCGTCACTTCGCTGGTTACGAAGAACCTCTTCTCCGGCATTCCGTCCTTCCGCTTCGGCCTGCATGGAGCAAAACTCTATGATCCGTCACGCGACAGCACGGTCGGCGGCGTGGGTTCGCATCGCCGGGGCGATTCATCAACCTGGGGCGGGGACGGGGATTTTCTGCCGGCGGTGCAGCTCTACGCACTTCAGAGCGGTATCACCTATGGTGGCGAGTGGCTCTATGGCTTGCAGAACATGGCCGCTGCGCAGCTGCCGGTCGCTCACTGGATTGGCCAGATCGAGAAATGCCGCGCAGGCATCGAAAGCGCCGACGGGACCGTCCCGACCTATCTGTCCGGCGGTGAGATCGAGGTCAACGTCGCACTCGGTGATGCGATCGACGCCTTCCTGACGGCTTGCCAAGGCAAGGTCTCGGAGATCGGCGGCGTCTACAAGTTGCACCTCGGCGCGCCCGACGCGCCGGTCATGTCGTTCACCGATGATGACATCCTGTCTACGGAAGAGCAGAGCTTCACGCCGTTCTTTGGCCTCGCCGACACGATCAACGGCGTCTCCGCGCGCTATCCATCGCCGGCCGATGGCTGGAACACGAAAGTCGCGCCGCCGCTCTATCGCGTGGACCTGGAGGCGCTGGCTGGCAATCGCCGCCTGATGGCCGATGTCTCGCTCGATTTCGTGCCCTATGCCGAGCAGGTACAGCGGTTGATGAAGTCGGCGCTGGAGGAAGCGCAGCGCGCCCGCCGGCACACCTTTGTGCTGCCACCGCAGTTCTGGCCGCTCGAGCCGGGCGATATCGTCGCCTGGACAAGCGCGCGCAACGGCTATGTGGCCAAGCTCTTCCGGGTCGACGGTGTTGTCGATCGCGCTAACCTCGACGTCATGGTCGATCTGACGGAAGTCGATCCGGCCGACTATGACTGGAACAGCGGTGTCGAGTTCAAGCCGCCGGTCTCGGGCTCTCTCGGGCCGGTCCGCCCGATGCCGCAAGTCATCGTCGACTGGTTCGCGCAGGCTTGGCAGATCGAGGACGCGAGCGGCACGGGCCGGCGGCCGGCGATCCGCCTCTCATGGGACGGCGACCAGCCCGACGTCGATGCCGTCGCCTTCGAAGTCGCGCTCACTGAGACGCTGGAGGTCATCTATCGCGGCCGGACCGACGAACCGGAAGCCGGCGCGATCGTCATCTCACAAGGGTTGCTGCCGAACGAGGATTATCTCGTCCGTGGGCGCTACGTGCCGCGATCGGATCGCGACACGGCCTGGTCGGGCTGGCTGCCCGTTCGCACGCTCAACATCGCCTTCACCGGCAGCGACATTCTCGATGCTACGATCACCGAGCTGAAGCTTGCCGATCGCGCCGTTTCCTCGGCGAAGATCCAGGTGGCGGCCGTGATCCAGGAGCTGATCGCCTCGAATGCGGTGGTGGCGTCGAAGATCGCGGATCTCGCCATCACGCAGCAGAAAGTCGCAGACAACGCGATCAGCGTGAACAAGATCCTGAACGGTGCGGTGACCGCTGCGAAGATCCAGGACGCCGCGATCACGCTGACGAAGTTCGCGTCGGGGCTCCGCCCGGTCGAGAATTTCTCCGGAAGCCTGCCCGCGACCGGCAACAGTGAAGGCCGCGTCGGGACGCTTGATGGGCAGCTCTACCGCTTTACCGACGGCGCATGGACGAAGGAAGTTGAAGCCGTCGACATCAGCGGCGAACTGGTCAGCGCCCAGATCGCCAACAGCGCGGTCACCCAGGCGAAGATCGCGGCATCGGCCATCGATGCCAGCCGTCTGCAGAACAATGCCGTCACCGAGCTGAAGCTCGCCGCCGACGCTGTCACGGCTGCGAAGCTCGCCGTCAACGCTGTGACGAATGGCGCTCTCGCGAACAACGCCGTCACGACCGCGAAGATCGCGGCTGCAGCGGTCACAGCCAACGAGCTCGCCGTCGGCTCGGTCATTGCGGGCAAGATCGCAGCCAACGCCGTGACGACTGCGTCGATCGCGGCGGGTGCGGTGACCGCGAATGAGATCGCTGCCAATGCTGTCGTGGCGGGCAAAATCGCGGCCGACAGCGTTTCGACCCGCGAAATCGTCGTGTCGGACACGGAAAACCTCGTTCCCGACAGTTCGCTGGAAAACACGTCGTCCTGGTCGTTCAGCGCCGAGATCAACTTCACTCAGAATTCAAACGTCTCGAACTTCAAGAACCCGTGGGTCGCTCGTTTCAATCCGGCCGGCGGAACGGGCTATGCGGCCTTCATCTCCAAGCGCTTTCCTGTCGAGAGCGGCAAGGAGTACCAGCAGATTTGCGACCTGTGGCGCGCGGCTGCTGGCACCTCGACGGCGTGGATCCGGTTCAACTGGTATGACGCCTATGGTGCTCAAGTCGGGGCAGGCTACTCGACGACATTCAGCGGGTCGGTGCCGGCCGGCGTCACACGCTACGAATCGACGCTCACGCCGCCTGCCACGGCAGCTTATGCGGCTTTCGCAGTCTACTTCCTCCGACAGGACACGACGGCTCAGACCAACATCGTCTACATCGGCGCCTTCCGCCGCAAGGAAGGCAACCTGATCGTCGACGGTGCGATCATCGCGGACAAGCTTGCGGCCAACGCCGTCGTCGCCTCGAAGATCGCCGCCAATGCGGTCACCGCCGACAAGATTGCCGCCAATGCGATCGTCGCGGGCAAGATCGCCGCGAACGCTGTGACGACGGCCACGATCGCCGCTGGAGCGGTAACGGCAACCGAGATTGCTGCCAGTGCCATCACCGCAGCCAAGATGGCGGTCGGGTTCGGTGGGAACTTCTATTACAACACCGACTTCTCGCAGGGTGCGGACCACTGGCTGCTCAATGCCGCGAGCAGCGTCGGTGCTCAAAGCAGTTTGTCCAAAAGGTCACCCGCCGCAGACTGGGGCCGCCCGACCGGCACGCTTCAGGTCTTCCAGAACGGCACCGCGACAGACGGGTATGCCGACATCACGACGAACCGGCCGAACGATGGCAACGGTACGTCGGGGTCGGCCAATCAACGGTTCCCGGTAAAGCCTGGAGCAACCTACGAGCTATCCGCTTACGTCTCGCTTCATCGCTGCAACGCGCAGTTCTATCTGCAATGGTACGACGCTGCGGGAAACTCCTTGAGCGCACCGAATACTGGATTGCTGCCTGAAGGTTCGTCCGACAGCAACGCGCCTGATGCCTGGCCTCGCTATGGGGTTCGTGCCGTTGCGCCGGCGAACGCCGTGTCGGTGCGTCCGCTGCTGCGCAAATGGGGGACGCTGTCGTCGACGAACAGCTTCATGTTCCTTCACAAGCCGATGATCTCGGAAGTACCGGCCGGTGTCACCGAGCTGACGCCTTACACGCCCGGCGGCGGCACGATGGTCGACAGCAACGGCATCGTCACCAATGCGGTCACGGCCGACAAGATCCTCGCAGCATCGATCATTGCCGGCAAGATCGCCACCAATGCCGTGACAACGACGACGATCGCGGCTGGCGCCGTCTCGGCCAATGAACTGGCGGCGAGCTCAGTCATCGCCGCCAAGGTAGCTGCCGGGGCGATCCTGGCGGCGAGCATTGGGGCGAATGCCGTCACTGCCGACAAGATCGCTGCCAATGCCGTGACGGCCGACAAGATCCTTGCGGGGTCGGTCACGGCGGCCAAGATTAGCGTCGGAAGCCTGGCGGCCATCAGCGCCGTTCTCGGCAATGTCGATATCTCAAACGCGAACATCGGCTCGCTGATCGTCGGTGAGAGCAATATCGGCTTCAAGTCGATGACCGAGCCGGCTGCGATATCGAATGCGGGTTCTTACTCGGGTCTGAGCCGCAACTATACAACTGTCGCGACATTGAACACGCCGAAGCTCGTCGGTGGCTTCGTCCAGGTTGATGGGTCCTTCACACTCTCGACAAACGGCGCAACAAGCAGCCGCGCGAATATCCAGGCTCGAATTTTTCGTGTCGACACAGGGCAAGAGATTTGGGTGAGCCAGCTTTATTCGCTGCAAGGTCAGAACCAGGGACCGAACAGCGCCAACGTCTCGATAGTCCGCGATTTTGCGATGGACACAGGGGAGAGCCCTGGATCATCGGGTCAGTACGTCCTTCAAATCCTCAACTCCAACATGGGCGGCACAGCGACGGCAAGCTGGAGCCTCGTGGGCAAGCTGCTGCTCTGGAAGAAATGAGCCTTGCCGCTCGCCAACCATTCACCCTCGAAACACAAAGGACCTCCGATGTCTGACAAGGCAAAGCGGCCGGCTGCCGACACGGCCGTCGTCGACGAACTGCAGCGCGTGATCGCTGCCAAGGATCAGGAGCTGGCCACCACCTATGCGCTGATCAACCACTACAAGCGCCGCGTCGACGATCTCGACGTCAAGCTGATCGAGACCGCGATGCAGCTGCACCGCACGCAGCAGGCCATCGGCGCCGTCGACCAAGGCAATGAAGCGCCGGCCGAAACCACCACCCACTGACGCCACGCGTCCGCAACTGGAGACGAGACCATGGAAACGAAGACTTATCGCGTGAAGATGACGGACGGCAGCGAAGTCGAGCTGGCGAACGTCGTGAAGGCAAGGGCGGATGGCTCGGGCCGACACTTCGAGATGGCCGACGGCGATGTCATTTCGTTCAATGACGGGCAGACGCTCTGGGCGATCCCGACCTCCGCGACCGTGACGCAGCCGGCGCCGGTGACGGCGGATCCGGCCGCTGAAACCGAGCCCGATCAGCCCTGAGGAGCTTGCACTTGGCGCAGCAACTCTGCCCGGCCTCGGTCGAAGTTGTTGGTATCGGGCTTCATGTCCTGGGGATCGAAGGGGCCATAGAAGCCTTCGAGGCGCTCCTGATACTCGGCCAGATGCAGATTGAACCGGACGTCGTTCAACGTGCGAGACGCCATGATCAAGAACGCCACCCATTCTTTTGGTGGCCGGTCGCCTGGCAGGGCAGCGGCACGGCGGCATTCGATGGCCATTCGATGGGGAGTTCGTTCCTGAATGCGCCGATGCGCCTCAATGGCATCATCGCCCGGCATTACCGGATGCAGCTGATCGGCGATCTCGTTCAAGATCGAGCGGATCTCGGTGTTCGCATTCATCGTCTTTCCCCAGATCTCTGCGAAGCTGTCGGTGCCCACCGAACTTTGCCATCCAAATGCTCGAAATCATTTTCAATTTCGCCCCCCAGATAGCGCGCATGCGCCACCGTCTCGATGGACAGATCCTGGTTCGCTGCCAGATCGATTTCGGAGAAGGGGCCACAGTGGACTGCCAGGCGCTCCTGGAACCCGACCAAGTCAATCTTCAACTGGTCATCAGCTAAGGTGCGGGATGCTCCGAGTAGGAAAGCTACCCATTCCTTTATCAGTGGCTCATTGCCCATTCGACCAGCAGCACGTCGACATTCGAAAGCTATGTGGCGTGCGGATCGATCCTCGGCGCTGACGTGTGTTTGAAGTCGACCATCACCTCGCGCGGCTCGATCAAGTCGATCGGCCAACTCAGTCAAGATTGCGCGAATCTCGAAGTTCTCATTCATCCGAATTCCCCCGAAGCCCGGCGCAAGAGTAGCACCGGCTGAATTCCGCGCAACCCAGGCGCGTCACCGCTGGGCCATCCCCTATCTCTGGAGATCATCATGAGCGACTGGAATTCGTTCCGGGGCGCGGCTCGACGTCTGGATGACATCGACCTGCCGCGCATCGGTCATCGCATCGGCGTGGGCGAAGACGAGCTGCACGCCTTCATGGATGTGGAGGCGGCCGGCTCCGGCTTCGACCGGCAGGGCAGGCCGAAGATGCTATTCGAGCCGCATGTTTTCCATCGCAACCTGACGCCGGCGAGGCGCTCAAAGGCGGTTAAGGCTGGCCTCGCCTATGCCCGGTGGGGTGAGAAGCTTTATCCGAGCGACAGCTACCCGCGGCTGGTCGAGGCCATGGCGATTGATGAGACCGCGGCGCTCAAGGCCGCGTCCTGGGGTCTTGGCCAGATCCTCGGCGAAAACTTCGCCATGGTTGGCTACGAAAGCCCGCAGGACATGGTCTGGGCTTTCATGGAAGACGAGGAGCATCACCTCGAAGCCATCGTGGACTTCCTGATCGGGGCTAATCTCGATGATCACCTGCGCAATCATCGCTGGGAGGATCTGGCTCGGGGTTATAACGGGCCCGGCTATGCCAAGCATAATTACCACGGCCGGATGGCTGCGGCTTATGCCAAATGGGCGAAGATCGCGGACACGCCCTGGGCGCCGGCCGTCGACACGCTGCCGCCGATCGGCGTCAAGATGGTATCGCCGGGTATGCGCGGCGCACCGGTGCGCGCGATTCAGATGCGCCTGCAGCTCCTCGGGCATTATGCCGGCGCGGTCGATGGCATCTTCGGGCCGGTCACCGATGCCGCTCTCCGGTCCTTCCAGCGCGCCGCGAGCATCGTCGTCGACGGCTATGCCGGTCCGCAGACCTTCGCCGCGATCGACGCGACGCTCTCACCCGAACCCATAATCGTTAAAGAGGAGGCTGCCATGCCGATGCCGACGCCTGCTATTCTCAGTGGAAGCGAAACTGCAAAGCCAGCAATCCAGGTGCCTCGACCTGCGTCGCCTGTCGAGCAGTCTGCCAAGGCAGTTGGCGCCGCAAAGTGGGCAGCGATCGCTGGCGCACTTTGGACAGCCGTCGTCGCCGCCGATGTGCTGCCGCCGGCGTTCACGACGCCAGAGTTTATCGCAGCCGTTACGGCAGCGATCGGGGCCGTTGCCGGCGCTGTCGGCAGCTACAGAGCGCCGAAAAACGCGGAGCCGGGCTGATGGACGGCCAGAAGGTGAGGCATCATTCGATCCGAGCGTCGATCGAGGGGCTCTGGATCGAGTATCTCTATGGCGATGGCTGGCGTCTGGTCGAGATTGTACTCGGCCTGCAGATCGTGTCGCGCGCGTTTTCGATCCTTTTCCTAGGCGGTATGGCGGTCGGCTATTACCGGACCTTTCCCTTCGTTGATCACGCGCTTGCCTGGGGACTGCTAACGCTCGGCATCGGGGTCGCGCGCATCGCCGGCACCGTCATCAACGGCCGCTGGAAGCGATCGCCTCGGCTTCGCTGGTCCACCGGCGTGCTCGCGTTCGCCTATCAGGGCCTGCACTGCTTTTTCTTCTGGCAGCTCGGCCTCACCATCATCGCAAGCGGCTACCTGCTTTGGACCATCTTCGAGGCCATGGCGATCATTCGCTCCACGATCGACATCGCACGAAAAAGGAACGAGGGATGCCGCGCTGGCTGATCGAACTGCTGAACAATCCGGCCGCGGTCACAGCGTTGGGCAGTGCGCTAGTCGTGCCGCTTCTTACGCTGATCGGACTGGTGATCACCAAGCGTGGGCACGCGCCACCACCTCCTGCTTATGACGTTCGGGATCTACCAGACCATCCGCTTCTGGTCTCAACGAAGGTGCATCTCGGAGAGCCTGAGCTGGAGCTTCTGAAGGATGCGGCGGCACGATCCCGCCGGATGGAGCGACAGCTCGATCGTCTGATCGAGAAGGTCGATCATGTGAACGATCGGCTGGATTGATCATGGAGCCGGTCGACTGAGCGCCTACAGATCCATTGGAATATTCAAGCCCAAGGCATCAGACGCGCGATCGTTTACTCAATTCGCACAGCGCACCCAAAGCGATAGCTATCGCAATATACATCAACGTCTGGTCAATTGCTTCGCCGGTGGAGGCTGTAGCGAGGTACCGTTCAGCGAACGCTCGGCCTGTCTCCAGGTCAGGAGAAAAGAAGGCGATCGCTACCGCTGCAGCCAATCTCAGTGAACTCAGCCAGAAGAGGGCGTGAGCGACGAGTATCCCGATACGCGTAAAAAACATTCTGCTTTCACTTTCGAACGTCCCAAGTCGCCTTCATTGGCGGCTTAGGATTTCTCATTTCTACCGGCCGCACCAGATATTGCCCTCATTGGGCCAGCGTTGCGCAAGGCCATCAGCGATCAGTACTTCGCCAGCATCTCGCCCGTCAGCCAAGCGGATCGTGGCAAGCTCGCGCCCATAGCGCCCGGATCGATCCAGCCACTCGATCTCGTAGCCGCCGGCCATCAACTCCCGCAGCCGATCGGTGGCCATGTGGCCCAGCACCTTCTCCCGCTCGCATTCCGGCCGGCTAATCTCCGGTGCATCAATTCCCTCGTACCTCCAATTGCGACCACTTTCCCATCCGGTGTCGCCGTCGACAAGACAAGTCAGCCCGCGCTCGGCCCGGTTCGGCCCGGTGCAGTCGGGCAAGGTCATCAGCATGGTGATCATCAGCGCTTCAATCATGTTGCTTTCTGCACTCTCTCCAACCGCAGTCGGCCGTGTGAATTGCCGGCTGGATTGAGGCATTGCGAATGATGTGAGAGCAAGCCTCGAATCAGCCGAAAGATGGTCGGACGATATGACAGGCAGTCCGGCAGCGCTAACTCCAACCCGCGCTCAACGCGGGTCTCATGTCGCACTACTAGTCAAAGCAATTAAAAAGTAGGGGTAATCTACAGAGCTAAAGTGCGTTTCAACAGATTGCATCGGCCGATGTGCAAGACAGGCTTGCAAGCAAGCAAAATATTCGCAAATCTCGGATGTTTTCGAGATGGAGCAACCCATGCAGACGTCCAATGTGACGCGAGAGTACATGGCTTCTATGTTGGCCGAACTTAAGTTGATGGCAAAGCGAGAAGGGCTGGACTATCTGGCTTACGTAGTGGCGATGGCTGAGGAGGAAGCCAGGTCACATGCCTCGACAGAGGCGCCAACGATTCAGGAAACATCGAGGAAAGCTGGAGCTTAACTTGCATTTACATTGAAAATCGTCTGCACTGCGCACCGGGGGACGCGTAGACCGGTGGCGCACTGCGACAATGAATTTCAATGATGTTTCCGACTACCTGATGACGGTGGAAAATCCTGATGCTGAGCGCGGGGTAAGAGTTCACCGGTTGATCTTCGATCTCTTGAAGCATCCGACAGCCGCGCAAAGCGCTGCCGAGTTCGGGAGGTCATTCCAGGAATTCGAACGGGCAACGATAGAACGTTCGGGCGACGTCGAAACCGTAAGGTTCCGCGCGCTTGAGGATCTCAGCCGCCTGCGACAAGCCGTGTCGGCCGGTGCAGAGGGCTAGAAGAAGCCGAACACCGAACAACAGCAGCTTCCAAGCAGCATGACTGCAGCAATCAGCAGTATCAGATCGGTGAAACTGTAAAGGCGCTCCTCCGCACTTAGCCTAGATCTGTGTCGCCGTCGGCGGTTCAACACTTGCATGCACTTCCTGTGTATTGAGAACCGTATGTCTCACACAGGTGCTGACAGAGCGTTGCTGGAAAACTCCTGATTTTAACGGGTTGTCAGCCGTCCAAGCCATCTTTGCGCTCACCGCGAGCCACGATCTTTAGAGCATCGTCGGGCAGGGGGCGTTGGAGTGCGACCGCCTCTGACCACTCCGCGCGCAACCAGACATCCGCTTCTTCTGCAGTCGTGAGAATGACCGGCATGGCTTTCGGATGCACGGCGCCAACGACGGCGTTCGGCTCGCAGGTGAGGAAGCCATACAGATCAGAGTTGATCTCGCCCTCCTTGACCTTCCTCGTGCTCGTCCAATTCGTCCAGATTCCTGCGAACATCATGAGCGGTCGGCTCTCGTCGGCCGCAAACCAGACAGGCACTTTCTTACCATCGATCGTGTCGTATTCGGAGAAGCTGGTGAACGGCACAAGGCAACGGTTTGCAGGGCCGAGCCAGCGGCGCCAGTGGGGGCTCTTCACGTTGCGTATATTCGTGACGCCGCTGTCGACCTTCTTGCCCTTCAGCACGAACTGCGGCGACGGCATGCCCCATCGCGCCATGACGAGCTCTCGCACTTCATCGGCTCCATTGCGGACGATCGGCGCCGGATAGTCCGGGAAGATGCCGGGCAGGGGCGGGAGGTTGCCTGTGTGGTCGCGCATGGCCCGGGCAAGCTCGATGATTGCCGCCTGGCCCTTGGTGAGGGAATAAAGATTGCACAT